CTAAGAATTTCTTAATAACAACTAGCTTTTGATTTATAGTTCAAGAAGCTAATCATTTTGTATCTTTATATCTCCCATACTTACTAGGTCAAAGAGAAAATAAGAATTGTTTATATCATTCAATGGTTAATTTATCCACTCACTCCACTGTATCTTTCTTATTTTCTTTTAAATAACGAAAGAAAGCCATAAAATCATACCTGTATCTATACAATGTCTTTTCTTTTAATCCCTCATTTTTGAAAAAACTAATAAAATTATTAATAAGTTCTTTATCAATTTTCATTTTTGCTAGTATTAGTAAATAAATTCTAGCTAGCTATTAATGTTATAACATATATATTTTACATAATGTCAATATATATTTCAAGATAAAATACAGGAAAAATATAGGTTTGAATTGGTTTTTCTCCAATTTAAAAAACCTCCATTATGTAAAATATGGAGGTCTTATAATTTTTAATTTTGTATTGTCAAATTATTTTTTGACAAATACAAAACACAGGTTATGAATTAATATATTTTGAATATCTTTTCTTAAATTTATTTCTTATTCTATATTCTTCTCGTGTTCTCGCTGGATGTTTTTTTCGTTTTTCTAAATTATGATATACGAACATTTCTTCAATCATTAGAGAAGCTGTTAAAAATGTTTTTCAAGCTCAAAAGTCTCCTATCATTTATTAAAAATATAAAGTAAAATAATAATTTTAAGTATAAGTAATATCATTTTATTTTGTTAAGATGTAAAATTATTCAAGTTCCTCTAGTCGTTTTATTGCGTCTTGTTTTGTATCAAATTCTTCCATATAAAACTCTCAACAATAATTATCAACTGTTATCCATTTTTCTCAATCTTTTGATATTCGCTCTCCAATATTACTCCTATCCATAGGATGAATATTGTTTTCAACTTCTTTTTCTCGCTGTTCTAGTCTTTTTTTAGTCTCCTCAATTGGTAATATTCTCATGGTTGTAGTGTTTTAAAATATAAAAGTTATTTTTTCTTTTTTCTTACAAAGGAAAAATCAATTTCCTCTTGTAGGAGTTTTAGTATATCCTCGAGTCTTACATATTTTATCATGTAGTCCCTCTTACTCGCTCCTGCTTTCATCCTTGCTCTTGATTGTCAATTTATAAACTTTATAGGTATATAGTTATATCTTGTTTTTATAGTTCTATAATTAAGTCCCTCTAGTTCCTCGAGTTCTTTTATAGTATAGCTTTCAATAAGTTTTTCCTCCATTATACAAAATAAAATAAATAAAATTGTATTTTGTTATTATTTATGTTCTATATATTTTCAATCTTTTTTTCTCGTTCTTTGAAGTTTTTTACAATTCTATCTTTGTCTCTTATAATTTCTCTTGTAACTTGTATTATAGTTTCAATATCTTTTCATATAGAATTTTTAAAATTTTCAACTCAATATTGAATTCGTTTCTCCTTATTTGTTACGTCAAAACAAATAATAGGAAATAAACATTCTAGTACGTATTTTTTATCGAACATTTTGTTGTATTTTAATAAAATAAATATCATTCTATAACATCGTCTATATCATCGAAATCCTCATCGTCCAATGAGTCAAGATAGGAGTTCATATCCTCTTGAAAGTCTATATCCTCCTCGTCTTCTGAGAAAATGTCTTTTTTTAACTCGTCTTGTAGTTTTTCAATTAGTTCTTGTTTCATTTTGTAGTGTTTTAAAAAAATAAAATTATTGTCTTGCTAGTCTTTTTGCTAGTAGTCTTATTATCCAAAATAAATCATGTGTATTTATAAGTTCTCAATACTTACTTTCCAACTCGTACGCTTGTTTTCAATCGTTTATATCCTGCATAAGTTCCTCGTATAATTGTGTAAAGTTCTTTTTTTTCATGGTTTTAATTATTAAAAGATAAATTTCTAAGTTCTATATATTTTTTTGCAAGTCTCATTTTATTACATGTTATAATATAAAAAGTCTTTTTTCAATGTTCTATTTTTTATCCCATATTTTCAAAAATTTTTATAGTCTATAAAATCATCCGTCTTTTTGTCAAAAATATATAGTTCTCTATCAAGATAATAGTCAATGTCTATATTTTTGGAGTTATACTCAAAACATTCTATAGAGTAGTCTTGAATATTATAGTATCCTCGTTTTTTTTTATCGTCTTTTAATTGTTTTATAAAGTCCTCCTGTATTTCTTTTAATTTATTACTATAAGTTTCAATTGTAAAAGAATTATTGTCTATTAAAAAATATTTTTTCATGTTTATAAAAATACAATATAAAATATCTTGATTTTGTTTTATTTTTTTGTTATAATTTCCCTTGTTATAAAAAAGTTAGTAGTGTTCCTTTTTTATAACTAGTTATTCATGTTTACAATAGCTTTTAATAGTTGTTGTGTACATAACAGGAGAGGAGAAAATTTTCCTCTCCTTTTAATTTTCAACAAGTTCTATCCTATCGTATTCTATTCCCTTTGAGTTCAAGTAATTCTTAATACTGCTTATTGCATCGTCCTCACAAGTTTCTTCCTGGTAAAATCAAGTGCAACCGTCGTAATACTCAAAATTTTCTATTTTCCTTTTTAAGTCCTTACTAAAAAAGTCCTCCTTTTCGAGTAGTCTATACTCGTATACCCGTCAATTAATATAATTGTTGTAGTCCTCGAGTTGTGTTTCTGCAATTTTCATTGCTTTCCCTCTTGTTTTTGCTAGTTCTTTTGATACTGCAATAAAACCAACCTTACTCGAACCGTCTCGACTTCTATATTGACAAATACACTTGCGAGGAGAGTCTATAATATCGAACCTTATTGCAGAATGTTCGTAAAACTCCAACCAAAAAACATGATATTTTTTCCTTATTTCTGCTAGTTGTTTTTTTTCTTGCTGGTAATAGTACCAGTCTGAGGAGTTCTCCTTGTCTGCTTTTGTATAGTTCGAAAAGTCGTCAAAAATATACATAAAATTTGCATCCAAGTCCCTTTGAAAGTTATAGTTTCTATGAAAGTCGAATATGTTTATTTTTATGTATTCGTCCTCGTAAAATTCTGAGTCTCAATACTCGTCTATTCCTATTTCCAATTTTAAATCCTCGTAATTTGTAATTTTTCAATTGTTTTCCAATTGTATTGTGTAGTTATTCATGATAATATGTTTTTAAAAGAATAAAAAGTTTTTAAAAAGTATTATTAAATTCTATCAAGTATTTTAAAATCCAAAGAGTAAAAATTTAAATCTTTACAAAGTTTTCTTATATCGTCCTTGTTTTCCTCAATAAATTTCCAGTCCTTATTTTGTAAAAAGTTATATAAAAGATTTTTCATGAGCGTCTCATATGAGAACCTCTCTCGAGTTCTATTGTAATATTGTATTTTATCATGTCCCTGAGAATAAAAAGAATTGTCAAAATATATGTCTCCCTCGTGTACAAATCCGCTCCTATTACTTCTCCAATTACATTCAAATTCGAATTTTCCAGCCTTATAATAGTTGTTGTGTATTTCTCTTAAAAAAGTACATCCGTAAGGATAATATCCCTCTTGTTGTGTAGTGTTTTGCATGATTGTTTATTTTAATAAATAAAAACGTTGTTTTGAGTTCTTTTATAGAGAGAACTCGAGAACTCTATCGAATTTTTGTACGTCTCAATTGTTTTCATAAAACCAACTCCAGTTTTTTTGAAAAATACCTCCTAAATTGAAAGCGTGTAATATTCAATTAAGACGCTCTTTTGTTGTTGTTGTTTCCCATCCGCAGGATGCAATTTTCAATTTGTTTTCTATTTTGTTATAACTCGCAATACAGTTCCCATGTAGGTAAAAGAACGTAAAACCTCAATTTTGCTCTATTTCTGTATTACTTCTTTTAAAATTTTTTCAATTTTTAAAAGCGTTTACTGCGTCTTTTGTAATAGTTCTCATGTTTTTTATAATTAAATAATAAAAAAGAACTTTTATTTTTCTAAAAGTTCAAGATAGCGTAAAAGATAGTTGTTGTGTAGTAGTTTATTGTGTAGTTTTGCCTTGTTTTGTAGTAGTTCCTTGTTTTATGTAGTAAAACCTTGTATTTTATTAATTAAAACTTATTTCTGAGTTTATTTTCTCAACCATGATAGACTCTTGATTGAAAATCTTTTTACAATCTTTTATAAATTTGTCTATATTTTCATTTGTACTCAATGAGCAAATAAGAGTTTTTTCAATTACAACTTCTCAATTCTCATGTGTATAAACTCAATTTCCTTCGTTTATAGTTCCCCCTCCAAAATATTCAATTAATAAATTAGTTGTTATTTTAAAAGCGTCGAGAGTGTTTATTTCTTGTTTTTTAGTGTTTTTATCATTGAGTCCAATATAAATCCTATAGTTATTCATGTTTTTAAGTATAAAGGATAAAAAAATGTGTAGTAGTGTTTTGCTATCCTTTACGCTATTTTGAACTTTTAATAGTTGTTGTTAAGGTTCGACGTCTCAATATATAAACACTTGCTTTTATATATTGTTTTAATTGCTATCCTTTACAGTTGTTTATATATGCAAGTAAAGGATTGACTCATATATAAACCTATAGCTTGTTATGCAATACATAAGAATAAAACCAACCTAAACGTTCATTCTAAGGAGTTATTCCTTACTTGATTGCAACAACATTATACTCAAAAAATTATAAATTGCAAGAAAAAAAGAACATAATTTTAAAAAGTGTACCAAAAATATGAGTAATACAAGATATAAACTGTAAAAATAAAATCGTATAAAAATTAAAAAATAATATAAAAAATAAATATAAGTATATAAAAAAGAATAAAACAATATTAAAAAGATTTATTAATATAAAAAAATATCGAGAAATCCCAGTTAATACCGTTTACAAAATTAAAATAACACAGGATAAAATATAAAATAACATAAATATACCAACAAAACAAAAAACAATATAAAATAGAAAATCACAGGATATAAAATCACAGGATTTAATAAAAAAATATACTACACACAAAAACGCTGGATATATAAACCTAAACAAAACTAAAAGATAATATATATATAAGTCTCTTAATTTGTTTTAGTTAAAAATAAAAACTAGTTCAAACCTTGATTTGATAAGATAAAGAGATTTTTTGCTTTCTCTTTTCCCAGTTCTAAACTGGTTTCTATAATATTCATTGTGCAAAGTAAAAAAGTAAAAAGCCACCCTTTATGTTTGCTTGGTTTGTTTGGTTTTGTTAGGTTTGCTTTAGGGTTTGAGGGTTTTGGTTTGGTTTGAGGGGAGGAGGGATAGCTTCCCATTCGATGCGTGTTGAATTTGAGTAATTTCCCCCCGCGGGCGATTCAGTTTTTCAAAACGGATGATAAAAATATCATCTTTAGGCTTGACAAAAGGTAAAAGAAAGCTAGGGTAAAGATGATAAATATATCATCATATCAGTTTATAACTGTGTTTTATCTAGTACAAGAAAACAAATGGAATGGTTTAAAACAAAGAAGGAATTATTAAAGAGGTTGTGAAAGGATGAGAAAGATTCTAGGTGGATAGATAGGGCTATAGCAAGAGGTGAGGTTATTAAGAGAGAGGAAGGATTATGTATAGGGAAGGAGTATATAGAGTATTTAGAGGAGAAAACATCCTGTGGTGTATGAATAGTAGATAATAATCCTGTGGCAAAAGCTAGTGTAAATATGGATGATTTAGAATATCAGATACAGGAGAATGAGAGATTAGAGTGAGAGAATGCAGAATTAATAGAGTGAATAAAGAGATCGTTCATATACTTTTGAAGGGGATGGCAGCGGATTGATTATATTAATAAGATATGAGTATCCAGCCTTTTAGAGGATATGGAGTTTGATGAATAGTTTTTATTATTAACCAATAATATCATGAAAGAAGAAAAAGATTTAACATTAATCCGAGAGGAGAACATGAAAGCTAAGAAAGAGAAGGAGAAAAGAGAAACAAAAGAGGCTCTTGCTAGGTATAATGAACGAGAAGAAGGTTTTAGGCAACGAAAATCGGATAGTTTCTTCAATATCAATTACAATTCTCTATCTGAGAGAGAGAAAGACCTTATTAAGAGGGCTTTTCATTACATTATTAGTCATTACGATACAAAGATAAGGTTTGATATGTTTGGTAGAGCAATGATGGCAAGTATATATGATATAAAATAATCTTGACTAATTATAGAAGAAAGGTAGTTCTCCAATAGTTGTATGTCATGTATAACTCTCTAGACACTAGTTCTAGAGTACCCCTCGCCATAGGGTGTTAATATAATATCTGAAGGTATAGAAATAAAATCCAGCGAAACTCTCTTAGGTTAGACTTAGGTTAGAGTTATAAAGCTAGATATTTTACCTTCAGATTTTTTTAATATAGATGAAGAAAACAAAAGACAGCATTATTATTAAATGGGAGAAGAAAAAGAAGGAGATTGAGTATTCATGTAAGGCTAAACTCCAGCGTAGGATAGAAGAAATCGCTAAAAAGGTACAGAATAAGACAGATAAGGAGGTAGAAAAGGCAGAGAGGAAGATAAAATCATACTTAAACAAGAAAATATTAGAGTATGAGAGGAAATGTAAGAATGAAATAAGGAAATTAGAGTGAAAAGAGGAGAGAATTTACAAGAAAAAGACACCAAAATTCAATGAATTACAGTTTTGATTGGAGTTATTACAGGAAAATTCAAAATTAAGGGATACAGATAGAGAATGAAAAGGGTTTTGTATCTCATGTGATAGGTTAAAGAGTTGGTGAGAGCTTGCTGGATGACACAGATATTCTAGATCAATAAGAAATATCTGTCTTTTAGACATAAATGTTAATGCACAGTGTCATAGTTGTAATCGAACAACTTGACCTAGATGAGATGTTGTAGCAAAAGAGATGGTTAATAGGAAATATGATGAGAATTTAGACAAAAAATATTGAGAGTGAACATCAGAACGCCTTAGGGAGTTAAAAGAGGCTTATTTTAAAAACACGAACGGTACTACCTATGGTTTCTCTATAGTAGATATGATAAAAGAGAATGAATTAAGATGGAAATGAAAAGATTTCTACAAACCTAGAAGGAATTGGAGGGAGACATGGTTAATCCACCACCCTGAAGATTCTAAATTATTTATATATTAGATAACAAACTTTTTATAATTTAACAAAAAAGAGATGGTAGAGAGTTTATTAGTAGATGTTAATGACAAGCAGAGCAACTACAAAGGTATTAAGAGGCTAGAAGAAGGGGAGAAAGCAGAGGCTTTATTGAAGATTATCAATGAGTACAGGTTATATGTACAGAGATATGCTGAATTACCTACATGGGACATCTTAGAGTTTTTACAGAAGTTAGATAATGAGGTAAATGATAGGTACAATAAGGAGGTAAAAGATGCAGAGAGGGACAAGATAAAGGAACAGTATTTCTTACTTACTCATAAAAAACCTTTCTTATGATGGAGTAATGATAGGATATTAGAGGAAATGGAGAAATATAAAGCACCTAAGGAAGAAATGCAGGATAATTCTTTAAGAACTAAGAAAACACAATGGAAGAAAATAAGGTAGAAATGGGAAAAGATAAGGTAGATGAAAAGGAAGTTATAGAATTAAACACACCTAGAAACAAGTGATTAATATCACAGAGAGAGGTTACTAGGACAGGATTACCTGGTAGCTGAAAATACATAGGGGAGGACAGGATAGCTATGAAGCATAAGCTAACAGAGAAACAGAAAGCCTTTACGGATGAATACTTAGTATCACACAATGCTAGTGCAGCATTTAGAGCTAGTAAGTGAACATTACCATATCCTGAGTTATGGTCTGATTGAGATAGAGGTAATGGGAACAGGATGAAAAGGCAGGAGAAGATTGTAGCATATTTAAAGGAGAAGATATTTACAGATGCTGCTGAGTGTTTAGATATACAGATGGAGATGATAAGAGATGAGAAGACACCTGCAGCAGTAAGGAACAATGCTATTATAGATAGACTAAATAGAATAGGGGTATGAAAACAGAAGGAAGAAAGTAATGAATTTCAAGGGGTATGAGAGGTTACAATTACTATTAAGCATAAAAAACCTGAAATAATTGAGGTACAACCACAGGAAGAAGATGATTTAGATATAATAGATGAAGATAATGGAGAAACTAGTGAAAGCTCTTAATGAGTACGAATGAAAAGATATATGGGTAGAAAACTGGGCGTGAATAATAGTAAATAAAGAATGAAACCAGTTAGAATATAAACACTGGATTATATCTAAGGACTTTTGATTTATAAAATGGCTTATAGAAAATAAAAAGATGCCATACTTTATTGAGTGAAAATGGGGGGATAAGGTATTTAGAGGAGATAATGTTGATGATATGATAATGCTTTTAAGTGTTAATGATCAATGTTTAGAGTTTTTAAATTCAATGATAATAAATGTGAAAGACATTCAATCCACAATTTGAGATGACTGAGAAGCAAGCTGAAGCATGGGAGAAGCTAACTGATAATGTTACTAGAGAGATAGGATACTGAGGTTGAGCATGATGATGAAAGTCTTTTGTATGAGTAATGTGGCTATGGTATATGGCTCAGAGGTATCCAGGAACGAGATGGTTTATAGGTCGTAGGGAGTTATCTAACCTAATGAAAACCACAGTAAATACATATTATAAGTTATGACAAGCATATAATATACCTGCTAAGTTTATGTGAAAGCTGGATAAGAAATATAATATAATAAGGTTTGAGAATGGAAGTGAAATCTTGTTATTAGATTGTGCTACACAACCTGCAGACCCTTTATTTACTAGATTTGGTTCACTAGAATTAACAGGAGGGTTTATAGATGAAGCTAATGAGATAGATGAACAGGCTGTTACTATCTTAAAAACACGTATAGCTAGGCAAAAGAATAAAGAGTATAGAATTATACCTAAACTATTATGTACGTTCAATCCCGATCAGTGATGGGTGAAAAGGACTTTCTATACACCACGAAAATCAGGTACATTACCTGAGGATAGATGTTTCATACCTAGTTTAGCTACTGATAACGATTATATAGACCCTGCATATATAGAACAGTTAAAGAACACAACAGATGAGATTACTAAACAGAGGTTATTGTATGGTAACTTTGATTGGAGTGGAGATGCAGGAAAGTTATTTAGACATGATGAAATAGAAGACTTATTTGAGACATATGTAGAGAAATCAGACATTACATATATAAGTGTAGATGTAGCTAGGTTAGGAGATGATAAGACAGTAATATGTATATGGAAAGGTTTGGAATGTATAAAGATAATCCAGTACGAAAGGAATACTATACCTGAGATAGCTGCTAGGATAAAAGACTTAGAACAGATGTATTATGTATCTAGGAGGAATATAGTAGTAGATTCAGACTGAGTTTGATGATGATTAGCAGATATGTTAAGATGATGTACTAACTTTGTTAATAACTCCAGTCCATATAAGCTAGAATCAGAGAAAAGATGATATGTAATAAGGAATTATGCTAACTTAAAGGCTCAATGTTACTTTAAGCTAAAAGAAATGATGGAAAAGAGATTAATAAGAGTGTATGCTGATTGAGTAATAAGAGATAAACTAAGTGAAGAACTGGAGAATATCTTTATCACAGGAATAGATACAGATTGAAAGGTAAAAGTAGAGGATAAGAAAGAATTAAAGAGGAGGATAAATAGAAGTCCTGACTTTGCAGATGCTATAATGTTTAGAATGATATATCTAGTAGAACAATTAGAGCAGGATAGTGAGATATTCACAGGAACTGTAGAAATAGATTATGACAGTATATTATATTAGTGTTCTATATTAAATGTCAATAGTGAATAATGACAAGTATCTTGTTTAATCAGAAAATGAACTTAGGTATGAGGAAGTAAAGTTTATATTTCCTCATATATATGAAGATAAGCGAAGTATTAAAACAGGAAGACCAGGATAAACTCTTAGCACAGATTGATAGGGAATATCAAGAAGGTTTTGATTATGTAGTAAATAAGAGAAACCAGTATAGAGATAGAGTTATCAGGTGGAATAAACAAGCAAAAGATGTTAATAAAATCAACATAAATATGATAGCAAATGCTACAGATACATTGATTGCTAGTTCATATACAGATTGATTAACAGTAAACTTTGCTAGTGCAGATTGATGGGTATCAGCAGATAAAGCTGACAACCTTAATTATATGGCTGAATTTGATAATAACGAACAGGATTATCAACAATTATACTATCAGAAAGAACAGGATAGATATTTTTTCTGAGTATGAATAAGGTATAGATACGGATGGGATGATGTTAGAAAGATGCCTAAGTTTCTAGTAGTTAATCCATTGAGTTGGATACCTGACCCTATACCTTCACAGACAGGAAACTTTGATTGAAGTGGATATAGGTATCACTGATTTGAACTAACTACATCTATTATGGATTTAATAGCAGATGGTAGTTATGATAAAGAACAGTTAGATAAAGTAGTTGGTTCATACTTTAGTCCTGAAAACCAACAGAACTGGGTAGCATATGCTAGTGCATATAATTATGTAGTACCTAGTTGTTGTGATGATTTGAAGACTAACTTTTCATTAGATATATATCATCATTTCACAAACTTCAATGGAAAGAAATACATAGTAACATTAACTAATGCTAGAAGGACAGTATTAAGAATAAAAGAATTAGAACCTGTATTAGCAGAGGAGAAGAAAAACCCTGAAATGATACAGTTTCCTATTATCCTAAACTACTGGAAACCTAGAAGGAATGATCCATTTGGAGAAAGTATCTGTGATAAACTAGATGATAAACAAATAGCAAAGACAATCTTATTCAACTTAAATATCATTAAAGCAAAGAAAGAGGCTTTAGGATGAGATTTCATATGGAACTCTAGATTAATTAAGAATAAGGATGATATATTAAAACCTACAACTAACTGAAGGAATATATTTGTAGATACTGTAGAACCATTACAGAATGTAGGATTAGAGATACCTAGAAGTCAGATTAAAGCTGACAGTATTAATATGATACAAGCCTTAGATAATGAAGCTATGTTAGATACTAATATAGATACATTACAGCAAGGTATTGTTTCATGAGGAAGGACAACAGCTACAGAATCACAGATAGCACAGGCTAATAGTAATATCATAGGATTACTTAATAATAAGATTAATGCTTGGGGAGATAAAAGGTTTTGGTTTGAATGGTGGAAATGATACCAAGAGAATTTCTCTAGTGTTGATAAAAAGAGTGTAGTATTAGTAAGTAACTTTGAGATAAAATCATTTGAGTTAAAGAAAGATGATTTCTTTACTAAGCAAATACCACATATCATACTAGGAACAAAAGCTGATTTACAGTCTAAGAATGAGAAAGAACAGATATTCCGAGATAAATATCTTGGTATGGTATTAAACAATCCTAGTACACCTGATGTAAGTAAAAGGATAGCACAGAGGATGTGTTTTAGGTGTAACTGAAAGACACCAAATGAGATTAATGTATTAGTTCCATTAGAGAATGATGAAACTGTAGCATTATCATTTGTAGATATGTTGAATATCTGAGTAGTACCTCAGTCAATATTCTCATATCCTAAAGAATATCTTAGAACTTTTTGGGTATATTTCCAAAAAGCTGAGAATAATAAAGCTAAAGAGATAGTATTACAAGCATTAAAGAATGCTTTAGTAAAACTACCTTTAGTACAACAACAGAATCCTGCATTCACAGAGATGGCTAATTCATCTAGTAATATAGCTATGTCTCAGGCTATGCAAGGTGCTGATAAGAACATAGTATCAAGACAAGATTTGATACCTTGACAATGAAGTGCTACTGCATCTTCAATAATTTAGATGTTAATTATAAGAGAATGGGAACTATTAAATGATGAATAAAAAAAGCCGTACAAAAAGGTGTTAGTTGAGCTCAGAAGATGGGAAAGAGTATCTCTCAAAAGAAATTACCTAGAATATGAGGAGCTGAGATGTCGCCTGTGTTTAGTAAAAAGATAAATGAGAGTATAAATAGAGACTATAAAGATACATACAACATCAGAGATAGGTCAAAAGCTGCTGCAGGTAGATACCCTCAATATTTAAATAAGGAGCTAAGGAAACAAGGGAAACCATCTTTCAAGGAGGTAGCAAGAGCTGAGGTTGGTAACGTTGTTAAAGTATGAGCCAAAATGGCTGCTAATGTTGCAACTATACCAGTTAGAGCAGCTAGGAATGTGTACAATACAGCTGTTGATCTACATAATGCTCGTGCATCTAAGCTAAGAGCACAAGAACAAGCAAAGAAAACAGAGAAAATATTAAATAGTAGTAAGAACCGTTATATGGTTAAGAAGAAATAATCTTTAGATGTTAATTAAAAACAATGGCTATTAAAAATGAATTAAAAGCAGAAATGTGGAAAGAAAACCCAGTTAGTACCGTTACGAAAAAAGGAATAAAGGAAGAAAAAGTTGAGAGTAAGGAAAATGTTAAGGAAGGAGAGGAAAATGTTAAGGAAACAAAGAAAACGGTAAAGAAAAAGAAATAGTTTTAAAACTTAACTAATAATAAGAATGAGAGATTTAATTATCAAACTAGAATGACTTAACGATTCTAAGGAATGGTTAAAGATTGTAGAGGAATTAGAGAAAGAGGTAGAGAAACAGAACATTATCCTGTTAGAATGAACACTAGAGGATAGTACAGAACTAACAGAATGACAATTTATAAGAGATGAGATGAGAAGGATAAATCATCTAAAAGAGTTAGCTGGAAAGTTAAAGGACAAAGAGACAAGAGAAGCTCTTATAGCTGATTTAGACAGGTCTTATAAATGGAGAGAGGACAGGATATTGTGAAGAACTAATGAATACAAGTTGGATACATATGAAGTTAATGACAAAGAGTACACTACAGAAGACTTGTATAGGAATGCTAATTGGTGGATTGAATGCTTTAAACATCTTCCTGTGAAACTTAGTGAAGAATTGAAGTTAAAAGAATGACAGGTAGAGGAGATAAAAGAAGCAGAAGTCCAAGAACAGATAGATGCTCTAGCTAGTCTAGAAGCTGACTGATTATAAAAGATTAGTCAGATGGTCTTTAAAATGTTATATTAGTCGAGGGTATTATATGAGGGTAGGTAGCTCGCTGTCTGTTACCTACCGACATATAATTGTAACTCCTTCGCCCTAGTATAAGGCACGTTTTATACTTTAATTGTTACGATTATGGCAACACAAGATGAATTAATCCAAGCAGAATTGGATTGAACAATCGATGAGTTAGAAGCTAAACAGAATGACGATTCTGAACAAGTTGAAACTCAGACAGCAGAACAACCTGCTGAGGAAGTAGAAGAAAAAGTAGTAGAAGAGCCTAAAGAGGAAACTCCAAAGGATACAACTACTAACAAACAATCTTCTGTAATCAAACTTCTTAAACAAAGGAATGAAGCTAAAGCTAAGGTTGAAGAACTAGAAGCTAAGCTAAAGGAGAATGCTGAACTAGAAGCTAGAATTAAAGAACTAGAAGAAGGTATAGCATCTCAGGAATTAGAAAGAGAGGCTCAGAAAGAAAAAGAGGCTTTCTATACTCAATATCCTAATGCTAAATGACATGAAGAAGGTATTGAGAAGCTAAGAGCTGAAAAAGACTTATCTTATAGTGAGGCTTTTCAGTTATATGCTGCACAGAACGATCCTACATTGTTAATGGATGAGCAATATAGGAATAAGAAAACATCCTGAGCTACACTAACTGGAGTAGCTAAAGTAAACACACAAGTTAAAGACCCTAAAGAGGTATCAGACTTTACTGAGATGTCAGATGATGACTTCTTAGCTTGGAGTGATGCTATGGCACAAAAGGAAAGGTCAGCTGCAGGATATGTTAAATAACATCCAACTTATTTAGATTAATATTTATTTAAAAATGGCAAACAATTTATCTGCATTTACGCCTGAATATTGGAGTGCTAGAACTCAAAGGCTTTTAAAAACTAAATTGATTTCAAGAGAAATCGCTAACTTTGAAGAACAATCTACTCTTAGAGATGGAGATATGGTACATAGACCATACTACTCTGATGTAGTTGTTAATGATTACACTAAAGGAGTTGATGTAACAGTACAAGATGTAGCTGCTACAGATGAATATCTTACAGTTAATAAATCAAAAGAAGTAACTGTATATATTGATGCTATCGATGTTAAACAGAACAAATACGATGCTGCTAACAAATACATCGACCGTATGACTTATGCTCTTAAAAAGGATATTGATGGTTCTTTCCTTAAAGAAGTATTGAATGCTAACTACACAGTAGATGATGCTGTAGTATCAGGAGGAACTGCTGGAGACCCTGTAACTGTAACTGTATCAAATGCTTTCAAAATGTTCACTCTTACTGAAGCTATGATGAATGCTAACGATATTGAAGATACTAAAGCATGGTTCTATGTTATTACTCCTGAAGTAAAAGCTGCAATTCAACAAACTAACCTAGTAAACGGTTTCAATCAAGCTGATGCTGCTCTTAGAGGAGTATTAAAAGGAGTTGGATACTTAGGAACTTGGGGTAACTTCAACATCTTCGTATCTAACAACATTGCTCATACTAACAAAGTAACTATGTCTTCAGTTGCTGCTGCTGACACACTTACTATCAATGGAGTAACTATTACTTTCAAAGCTGCACCTGCTGCTGCTGGAGAATGTAAACCTACATTAGCTGCTCTTAAAGGAATGATTAATGGAGTAATGGCTACTGCAGGAGATTATGTAGATTTCTCTGCTGCTGATAGAGCTAAACTTATCGCTGTTGGAGCATCTGCAATCGATGATGGTACAGATGTAACTGTTGTAACTAACGGACATGTAACATATGCTCAATCAGGTGTTACACTTGGAGGAGAAGTTGCTAACTGTTGGGCTGGACAATATGGATGTACTGATTTAGTAATCCAAAAAGATGTTGAAATCCAAAAGAACAAAGAACCTAAAAAGACTGGATACAACTATCTAGCTTGGACTTTGTATGGAGTTAAAACATTCACAGAAGGAAAAAAGAGATGTATTAAAGTATTAGTTGCTGCTTAGTTTACTCTCATTCTTCTTATATATCCTGTGGTTAGAAATAATCACAGGAAAATATAAGGAAAATGATTTACATTAAATAAAAAACTATAGATGGTGGAACGATTAAAACAACCAAGTACATGGCGAAAGATATGAGGAGCAGTACTAGCTCTTGTTTCCACATATTTTAGCTTAAATTATAGGATCACGGCTCTTGAAGAGTTTAGAGAAACAATAGATGTTATAACTATTCAAACAGATATAGCTCAAATTAAAACCGATCTCCAATGGATCAAGAATGATTTATCCAATAAGAAATAATAATGAAAAAACTACGACAGAATAAAACATTTAGAGTATTTTGTTGGCAATTATTAGATGTAATAATTGTATTTTTTATTACATGGCTAACAGGTGTTGAATGAGAATGGCAGGTAATAGCAACGTGATTATGAATTCCTGCATTTACTCTTATTAGTAAATATATTAACAAGGAGCTTATTTGAGATTTATGAGTTGATTTAGATCAAAAGAAATAACATGAAATGTCTAATCAGAGTATTAATCATCCTAATCGTATTGTGGATATTAATGGTACTAAATACAAAATAGTGCAAATTATTGATAAGACAGCATCAGACTTACACCACATTATAGGGAAGTGTAACCAATACAAATACAATGTAAGAGCTAAAGAAAACTTAATAAGGATACCTAGAAGAAAGCATGTAGCATTAAATCAATTCTTTGGAGATAAACAAAATCCAAGAGATCAGTTTAAGGAAGTATATGAAATAACAAAAAGCGTGTTAAGTGAATGAGTTAGAAGGGAGTTATATACGCTATTATATGAAGCAGATGATGAACTCT